AGGCCGGTGAGGTGCTTCAGGCCGAGGCTGTAGGCGCCGCATTGGTCAATGTATGAATGGCCTTGAGGCAAACGTTCCAGGCCGTCTTCGTCTTTTGTGGTCTTGCGGCCGACGCTGGTCTTCCAGTCGGCTAGTACCAGGCTGTTGTTCTTGAGGCCGATCAGGGCGTCACAAGTTCCAGCGAAGCCGGCGGGGTGATGAATGGAAAATTCGGACGCGAAAATCTCGGTAACGTTCTCGGCGATCCAGTCTGAAAGACTGCGGGCGTAGCCTGATGCGCTCCAGCCCACACGAGGTACGTTCGGTCTTACGCGCGTTAGCGCCCATTGTGTGATTTTGGGCGGGATGCGTGCCAGGCCGTCGGAGTCCCAGCTGATGGCATTGCGCTTGTTGGCGGTGCTGCGTGCCAGCTGCTGGGCGGTCTTCAGTAAATATTCAGCTTGTGAGTGGGCCATGTTGCCTCGGGTGGCGGCAACGTTGCGCTGGGTGGTGGCCTCGGCGGGTCCCAGGCGAGCAACCCAACGTTCCAGGCCTGTGGTGTCGCTTGTTTCCTTGAGAATATGGGTTACTGAGTGATACACAGTGCCGTTTGCGTCTCGGTAGACGCGGAATGGGCCAGAGTTATCCTGTTCCAGCCTCCATCTTCGTAGTGATGCCAGTGTGTCCTGGGTATTGGAAGGCATTTGGATAGTCTGTCCCATAGATACAATACACTGTCAAGCTCGGTTTTGCAATAAAAAGCCCCCCGGTTAGAGGGGCTTGATTGAGATTGCGAATAACAGGCGGTTATTCGGGGAACAACTAATCCGATCAGGCGGCCTTGAAGGGGTTGCCGCCGGTCAGAAGGCGGGTGAGGTCGAAGCCTTCGGCCTTGGACTCCAGCCAGGCGGCGTCGATGTGCTCTTGGCTGCCTTTCTTGCGGGGGACGGGGCGGACGGTGTACTCGGTGGTGAGGCCGCTGCCCTTTTTGCTGATGCTGAAGTCCCAGGAGAGCAGGTCTTCGTAGTCCTCCATTTGGGAGATCGAGTCCAGTTCTTTGAGGATGGACTTTTGGGTGATCTGGAGGACTTGGACTTTGCCGGACTCGTAGTTGTAGACGGGGACGGCGATGGCGAATTTGACGTCGGCGGTGCCGGGGCCGCCGCGGCCTTCGCGGGGTTCGAAGTCGCCCATTTCCGCGGTGATGTCCTCGGGGGTGGGCTCGTAGTCAAAGCGGAAGGGGCGGGAGGCGCCGTCGCAGGTGCCCCAGCACTCGTAGAACTCCAGGGGTTCGTCGGAGAGCATGGCGAAGCGGACCGAGCCGCCGTCGGGGAGCTTCGAGAGCTGGAGGTAGCCGCCGCCAGCACCGCTGGTGGAGACTGCTGCTGAGGCTGCTTTTGAAAGGAAAGCCATTGTGTTTTGGTGTTTGGGATGTCGCCTTGAGTGGCAACCCTTGCACAGTAGCACGGGGTTGACCGAGTGGCTACCCTAGAAAAATGCCCCAGCACTGGGAGGTGCTGGGGCGACGTAACCAACTTCTGTAGGAGTCTAACATCGTGTCTCACGCGACGCAAGAGTTGCTGGCGTTTGTGCGCCAGTTGCCGGTGGGGATGGCATATGCCCCGATCTATGCCAAGGACAGGGCGCTCCAGTCTGGGAAAATTTCGAAGGGCAAGACGCCGCTGGAAAAGTCGCACCATGTGGTGATGACGCCGGCGGATGTGGCGCTTCAGATCGAGCGCAAGCCGGAGGTGTTCCAGGCCGTGGGGGTGTTTACGGGGGCCCGCAGTGGGGGCCTGGTGATCCTTGATGTGGACAGGAATCTGGCCAAGTTGCGGAAGAAATGGGGTAGCACGCTTGATAACGCGCCAGTTATCACCAGCACGAAGGCCAACGCGGCGAAGTACCTGTTTCGCGTGCCGGAGGCGCTGTGGGGTGAGCTGAAAGGGATTGGGCTTTCGGATACCGGGGCGGGGTACGAGGTGCTGTGGGGCCGTCAGGGGGTCCTGTATGGCGCTTATCCGGGCTCCAGCGATGGGAAGGCACCAGCAGGTCAATACGGGTTTGCAGGGGACCTGGAGGCGATTCCAGAGGCCCCTGAGTGGCTTGTGGCGGAGATGCGGGATGCCGCGGGGAAGCAGATCGAGGATGGGGGGTTCATTAAGAACCGGAAGGCGCTGGATTTCTCGGATCGAGACCCAGCTGAGGTGGCTGAGATTGTGCAGTCGGCGTTGCGGGTGATTCCGGGGCAGGGCACGGGGAGTCGGGACCACTGGGTGAAGGTGGGGATGGCGATCCACTCGGAGTTGCCGAACGACCTTGGGCTGACGCTGTGGAGTGCGTGGTCGGCGGATGACCCGGAGTATTCGGAGGAGTGGGTGGACTCCAATCCCTGTGAGGAGGTGTGGAAGAGCTTTAGGAAGGGGCCGGTGAGCCTGGGGACGCTGTTCTGGATGGCGGACCAGCAGATGCCCGGGCGGCTATGGCTGTCGGAGGATTTGCGGAAGGTTGTGGCCGATGCCGAACAAGACCGTGTGCAGAGGGTTCTTTCAGTAGGTCTGTCGCACAAGGAGATCGTTGATCGCGGCGAGAAGGCGATGCTGCTGGAAGATCCTTCTGAGGTGCAGCACACACTTCACCAGATCGCTAAGGAGGCCGGCTACAGGGACTCCAGTGCTGTTTCGCGTCTGTTGATCGCTCACAGAGAGTTCAAGCGTGGAGCGCAAGGCGGGACTCTGCGCGAGTTGTTTGAAGCGGAGGCGTCTCCTATTGAGTACTTAATCCCAGAGTTGTTGCCTAAGCCCGGAACTGTGCTGCTCCATGGCCGAGGTGGTTGTGGTAAGACGATGGCAGCTTTGACACTGGCGAAGCACATCGCACGCGGAATTCCTTTCAGCGTTCGTGGAGCTGATGTACCAGTGGAGCAGGGATCCGTCCTGTGGCTTAACGGTGATCAAAACAGCCGGCGGATTCGCAAGCAGTTCGAGGATCTGGATTTTTGTGCGGACGATCCGGTGCGTATCGAAAACAAGGTCTCGATGCTTTGGTACGACTGGTTCACGAAGGCCATTGAGAAGCACCGGCCGAAGTTGGTGGTGTGGGACTCGGTTACAGCCTGTATGCGCGGCTGTGCGTACGACCAGAACAAGGCTGAGTACGCCGAACCGATGTACTGGTACAGCTCTGAAAACGGGGAGAGTTTCCCGGCGACCACCATCGTCTTCATACATCATGCAAACAAAGAGGGCGGGTTTAGAGGCACCACAGCGCTGGAGGATGCCGTCGACATTGCGATGGCTATTCGGCCGCCCGACAAAAAAGAGCTGGAGTACGTCGGTGCTAGCTCCAGGTTGATCACCATTGGGAAGAGCCGTGAAGGCAATGAAGGAAAGCAGCTCAAACTGACCCAAGAAGACGATCTGACTTTCACGCTTTCCGATGCGGAGGGTCCTGTGGACGAGAGCAAGCCGGCTTCTGTGGTGGATCGGGTGCTGGCGCGGTTGCGGGATAGCCGCAAGCCGATGTTGCGCACTCAGCTAAATGCCGACCCACTGTGCGGCGGCAAGGTTGAGGCGATTCGTAAGGCGCTCGATCGCCTGGAGGCCAAGGGGCTGGTGCGCTCCAGTGGAGAGGGCCGTTCCAAACGGTTTGAAGCTGTACTCGCGCGTGCGGGGGGCGAGGACAAGTTGTCCGAAAACCCCCAAGAACCCTGCACTGGAGCTGGATCTAGTGCCAGGACAAACCCGGACAAGTCTGAAGTTGTCCGGGTTCTGGGTGCCGAAGAGGCTGTTTCCTCGGAAACCGGACAAACCCGGACAAAACCGGACAAACATGCGGTCTTGTCCATCGCACAAACCTTCCACTGCAACGGTTCTGGTCAAACCGGACAAGAAATAGGGGAGATCTTCACGCGCGTGGAACGAACACCGGAAGAACTACGCCGTCTGCTACAGGACGCCGCTGACACCTGGAGCTGAGCGATGAAGATTCCTAACGTGTTCCTAGGGCTGCTCCGCATCGCGGCGTGGCTGTTCTGGAGACCTCCGATGGCGACCTCAACCAAGACCAAGCGCGAGCCACGGCCTCCTCGGAGGCCCACGCTCTCGGTGACCCAGTGCTCGATCCCCGACGAGATCCACAGCATCATTCGCACCAGCTGGTTCAAGAACGGCCGCATGGTCGAGGTGGACGAGGTCCAGGTGCCCGAGTGCGACGACGCCCGCGACGCCTTCCAGTACGTGGTTGGTGGGGCCCTCAAGCGGGGCTGCGACGTCTGCGTCATGACCACCTACCCACCCGAGGCCCTGGGCATCCAGCGATGAGTGACCGCAAACTCCTGCAACGTCTCCAGAAGGCCTACCAGTGCTGCGACGCTTGTGGCACCGCCTACGGCACCCCAACAGGCGGTTACAGCACCTACTGGCGGGGTGTCTGTGACGTCTGCGGCCTGGAGCTGGCGGTGACCGAAACCCGGGACTGGGGATACCTGCAACGCGGCATCAGCAGCGCTCGCAGTTAGAGCCGCTTGCGATTGTTACAGAGTGTGAACAGGGGGCTCACGGGTCCCCTGTTTTTGTGTCACAGTATGGGAGTTCAACCAACAGGGAGGCGCCTGTCTCCCTAACACACCAATGAACTGCCCCAACTTCCGCACCAGCATCCCCACAGAGCTTCTAGGTAGCTGGTACTACGCCGTCCGGTGGTCTCGCTTGGCTCTCGAAGAGCGCATCCGCACCAGCAAAGATTACGGACTGGCTACCGACTACGACGATCTCATGATGTCTCATGTCGAGTCTCTTGAGTCTTACCTCCAGGCGACGTGCGACGAGTACATGGATTGGCTGGCGCAGCCGGTTTCGGCGCTGACGGAGACAGCAGATGTCTGACATCATTTCTCTGCAGGGTGTGACGATTTCCGATGAGCGCGTTGGTGTTCTTGCTTTGGTGGATGATGCTGTGGTTGCATGGCCGCAAACTTTCTTCGAGCCCGAGGAGTATGGCCCTGCCTTGTGCCGAGGCTCCTTCGACCTGGATACCGACGAGGTAGTTCCAGAGGACTATGAACAACTCCGAGAATTCATCCAGCAGCGGGTCCACCACTGGGAGCCGGTCGACCCAGCAAATCCGTAACGCCTTGGCACGCTCCATCCGCAACGAGACCGACTACGACGACTGGGACTACGGCACTGAGCCGATCGAGAGGGACACGACCTGGGTCCAACCAGCCAGCATCCTTCACCTTTATGCCCGGTTGCTCCAGCGGTTTCAGGAAGAGGAGACCGTCAGCCATGCGCGGCTGGCGGCCCTGGCGGTCACCGAGATTCTCACGATCCCGCCCGAGACTCTTTTGAGACTCGCTAAGACCTTCACTCCCTAGTACACTAACCCAGTTCTTTTTTCAATCTCATGCTCACACTTCTATCAACCAAGGACGTCGGCCAGCTCCAGGCCTATCTGATCGAGATCGGCACTGCCCTGGAAAATCTGACCCAGGTGCTGGAGCACGCGCAGACCGTACAAGTCGAGGTCGAAGCTCCTGTTCAGAAGCTGCCCGTACAGCGGGAGTCTCAAAGTAAGACTCGTGTGTCTCGCCGCAAGAGGGGGCGCAAGGCGCTGACGGCTGAGCAGGTGGCGCATATCAAGGGTGCGCTTCTGCGGGGACGGACCGGACTGTCACTGGCACGGGCGTACAACGTGCATCCCACGACCATCAACCACATCAAGCTCGGGAAGACCTGGAAGACGATTGCTCCAATGGAAACAGGCGGAGTTGTGGCGTGATTCTGTGTGACACAGAAATACGGGCCCTCTGTATGGAGGGCCTTGTTACTCCCTACGATCCACGGCTGGTGAATCCAGCGAGTCTCGATGTGAGACTCGGGTATGAGTTGATGGTGGAGGTCGAGGAGTTTCCCGACCTCGTGCCAATCGACCTTACCGGGCACACGCAAACCAATCCGTTTTGGCTAGTGCCAGGCGAATTTGTATTGGGTTGCACGCTGGAGACGTTTTATCTGCCGGTGGATGTGGCGGCGCAGTTTGCGCTCAAGAGCACCAGGGCTAGGCAGGGGATTGAGCATCTGATGGCCGGTTACTGCGATCCGGGTTGGAGCGGGTCCAAGTTGACACTGGAGCTGCTAAACGCCAGGAGGCTTCACGCCGTTGCACTGTGGCCGGAGATGGCAATCGGGCAGCTTGTGTTCCACAAGATGTCGATGGCTCCGTTCAAGGACTACTCAGTTACAGGACACTACAACAATGACAACACTGTTAGAGCAGCTAAGTATGTCTGATCCAGTTAACAGGCCACCGCACTATGCGATGGGCCGTCAGTTTGAGGTGATTGATGTCATCGAGGATTCGGTGAAGTTTGCGCCGAATGCGGTAACCGGTGGGCTCCAGTGGCAGGTGCTCAAATACGTGCATCGCTGCTGGAACAAGGATGTACCAAAGCAAGACCTGCAGAAGGCGGCTTGGTATTTGAATCGGTTGATCGAGTCGCTGGAGGACTGATGGAGACCTACAAGTTCGAGTTGATTCGGGCGGATGCGTCCCAGCAGATTACAAATGCCATGAGTAGCAAGTTCAAGGCGTTTTTGCCGGCTGATGTTGTGGGTACTTTTGTGGACTTTATGGTCGGGTGTGGGTTTGATCAAAAAGCCTTGTACGCAGCTATGCAGATGCGTATAGAGGAGGGCAGTGATCATTGACCTCATGGACTGGGAGTGGTTTGCGTTACTTGCAGTTGTTTACTGCTTGGTCTGTGCTCTTGTTCTTTGTTTAGCCAAGTTTCTTTTGCCATGACAGAACCTCTTTGGAAACAGATGGAAGTGCAGCTGGAGCGCCAGGGGCAGGAGTGGCCGCCGAAGGTGGCGCGTGTCTTGCGGGTGCTGGCGCACCAGGAGCAGGTGACGCCTGAGCAGCGCGAGTGGTTACTGCGTCAGGCGGTTGATGCTGAGCTGGCGGGCTAGTGCCAGCGATACAGACGCCTTGCCCTGAGTGTGGGGCGGCTAGGACGTACATCGTGTCGTCTAGCCACTTGGAGGGTGGGTGGATTGTGCGAAGGCGGAAGTGTGCCGGGTGTCATCACCGCTGGTACACCAAGCAAGCGCCCGAGGAGATTGTTTCACCGTACCAGCTTGTCTGGAAAAACAAAAAAGTTTGGAGTTTGCAGAACGATGTGTGATGTGTGTCCGGGGTGCCGGAGTGAGCGTGTCTACGTGATCAGCACCGACATCGCTGCCGATAAGCAGCGGCGGAGGCGGTACGCGTGCCGGGTTTGCCTGGAGCGCTGGACGTGCCATGGCAACAAGCTGATTGTGATACACGAATACGACAGGGATGTTCCAGCAGATCAGGGGTGTAGGCGGTGCGGGCACTACTCGCGTGGGGTCTGTTCGCTTGGTATCCCTGAGTCCAGGCTGCCTGGGTTTGTTACAGAGTGTGAAGCCCGGCTGGTGGAGGAGGCACTGGTGTAGTACATTGACGGTGTTCTCGACCCACAGGTCAACATGCCAGGCAGCGACAGGCGTCCCGATGGGAAGGGGCGGAATTTTACGGTGAATTTGAGGTTGAGTCGGGAGGAGATTGAGGAGGCCAGGCGGCTTGGGGCTGGGAATGTGTCGATGGGGGTGAGGTGGGCGTTGCGGTTTGCGACAAACCGGAAAATGCGTCCCATCCCGCTATCTACGATGCTGCGGTCAGCCGCTGTGCTGGCCATCGAGCTGGAGGAGCGAGCCGATATTCCACCAAAGGAATAATTACCGCTCGTTCGCAAAACTTACTAACCACACGATCCACACCATGGACACAAAGTTTTTGTTTGGCCTGGAGTATTTGCACACGCTCCAGAACGCGACGACTGTTGCGTTTGACTGCGAGACCACGAGACTCCAACCGAAGTTCGGCGGGCTGCGGTTATTACAGTTGGCGGCTCTGGACCGGGAGCCGGTGATCATCGACTGTTGGGAACTGGAGGATCACCAGTGGACTGAGCTGGAGGATTTCTTTGCGACCAAGCGGTATTGGGTGGCACACAATGCCGTGTTCGATCTGGGCTGGTTGCAGGAGCACGAGATTTACCCAGAGGGGGATGTGCTTTGCACCATGCTGGCTAGTCGGATCTTGACGAATGGACTGCCGAATGTGAAGCACGGCCTTCAGCACGTGGTGAAGCGTTACCTGAAGGAGGAGATCTCGAAGGAGGAGCAGAGGAGTGATTGGGGTGGCGAACTTACGAGGGAACAGATGTACTACGCCGCGAAGGATGTGCAGGTGTTGGTTGAGTTGGATGGGCCGATCAATCAGCGGATGGCTGAGGCGAATTTACACCATGCGTGGTTTCTGGAGTGCAAGGCGTTACCGGCGATGGCGCAGTTGTGGAGAACCGGGCTGCCGTTTGATCGCAAGTCACTAGAAACGCTCCAGGGGGACTTAACGGTTGAGCATGAGCAGCGGGGGCGGGAGTTTTTGGTTGCACTGGATCGGGCACTGCCGGCGGACTCCAAGCTACCGAGGGAGGCGGATGGCAGCATCAACACGCGCTCCAAAGCAGTTGGCAGTGTGCGAGCTGGGACCAGGCTGGAGGCTGGTTTCAATCTGAACAGTCCTAAGCAACTGTTGGATGTCTTCACGAAGTTGCTGGGGCGGAAGCCGGTGGATGCGAATGGAAAGGCGAGTGCCAGCAGGCAGGCGTTGCGGGAGTACGCGGGGGATCATCCGGTGGTGGCGGAGTATCTGGCGTGGAAGCGGGTGGAGAAGCGGCGGCAGATGGTGGAGGCGCTGATTAAGCACCTGCAGGCGGATGGGTTTATTCGTGCCAGCTACATGCAGTTGGGGGCAGATACAGGGCGGATGTCGTGTATCAGTCCGAACCTGCAGCAAATTCCAAGAGATTCCAGATTTAGGGACTGTGTGAAGGCGCCGAAAGGGTGGAGACTAGTGGTGGCCGATTACGCGCAGATGGAACTGCGGTTGGCTGCTGCAGAAGCCGAAGATCCGCTCATGATCGAGGCGTTCCAGCGTGGGACGGACTTGCACACACTGACTGCAATGCAGATTTATGGAGTTGATGAACATGAGGTCACAAAAGAGCAGCGCCAGATTGCTAAATCTGCGAACTTCGGCCTTTTGTATGGATCAGGAGCCAGAGGATTACGCAACTATGCAGCAAGCATGGGGATACAAATGGATCTTGATGAGGCAGCGGAGGTGCGGGAAAAGTTCCACGCAGCCTATACAGGAATCAGCCGGTGGCAACGCAAAAATGCTCAGGCAGCTGATGCTTGTAAAGCAAATGCTGCGATCCGTATTCGTAAGTCGCAGTTGCGGCGGTTTCTTCCGGGTGAGCACAACAAGCTGACCACTCGTTGTAACACTCCAATTCAGGGGGCTGGTGCGGCGGTGTTGAAGCGGACGCTGGGGAAGTTGTGGCCGCTGTTGCGCAAGGAAAGTGATGAGGTGGTGCAGCTTGCCGGTGTGGTCCACGACGAGGTGATCTTGCTGGTGCGGGAAGATCAGGCGGAGAGGTGGGCGCTCCAGTTGGCTAAGACGATGGAGGAGGCTGAGGCGGAGTGGCTTGGGGTGGTGCCAGCGCAGGCTGAGGCGCATGTTGGGGAGTCTTGGCTGGAGGCGAAATGAGGCCCAAGCCGTTGCGGTGGTATGTCGTGGTAATGCGGTGCATTGGGGGTCCGCTCCATGAGTACAAGGTGGAGGCGGAGGATGCGTTCCAGGCGCACCAGCAGATACAGGAGCTGTTTCCGGGTAAGACTGTGGTCAGAATTGCGCTGGCACCCGGGTGGGATGATGGCTAAGACAGGGCGGCAGATCATCATGGAGCGGCTGTACGCTGCGATCCGCAAGGCCACCACGGCGGATCTACAGCGGGCCGCCATGTTCTTGGAGTGGGCGTTCGATGTGCGTAAGGGGTGTGCCAGGCAGCGGATGGCGGCTAGGCAGGCGCAGTCGGAGGCGTGGAAGAAGAAGGTGGACGCTCCAGCCCGTTGGTAGTGCTACTATGTAGCAGAGTAGACCGCACGGGTATGCCGCTTAAGCACGGGAGCAAGTTTTATTGCCAGGTCTTGCTGGACCCGAACAGGTATGGGCTGGTGGTGAAGCTGGCTGAGAAGGAGAACAAAAGACCCACGGCATTGATGAGGGAGATGATTTATGCGGCGTTGGAGAAGATGTCGTTGACGTCGGATTACAAGGCGGCGGAGGCGGCGGATCATGCGATGTGGGCAGAGTCGGTAAAACGACGAGTAGAAGGCAGGCAACGCTCCAAGCAACAGGGAGATTCATGACGCGGTACGTGATTTTGTGTGGCGACAAGTACGTGGCGGCGGCGCAGCCCGACACGAGGAAGATTTTGTTGACCGAGGCACGTGAGGATGCTGGGTCGTGGTCGACCTACGAGCGCACCATCAAGGCGGCCAGGTTTGTAGAGGAGGTTACTCGCGTTCCAGTGATCGTGCAGGCCGTAGAGGAGCCTGACTATCCGAAGTCCTGGAATGTCGAAGACTAAGCAGTGGGTTGAGGTGGAGGTGTGGCTCCCGGGGCGGGGGGCGCTACGGACGCTTGTGCCTGGGGAGAACTGGGAGGAGGCCCGTACTTACGCGGAACGTAAGTATCGGGGGTGTCTTGTGTTGTTGCCGGGGCAGGTTAAAAAGCCCGAGCTGGCGCGGTCGAAGAATGGGGCGGAGAAGGATGCCCGGGCGATGTTGAAGAGGCGTCAGCAGGAGTCGCGGTCGTAGCCGCAGATGTCGGCCAGGTTGTTGGCGGCCTCGCGGATGGCCCAGTCGGTTTTGATGCGCTCCAGGTGGTAGAGCTGGTTGAGGAGTTTTGCGGCTTGGTGGAGTTCGTCGATGTTGCGGGCCGCGTGGAGTTGGTCCAGGTAGCGCTCCTGGGCGTGCTGTGTGAGCTGGTGCTCCAGGCGGGGTTCGAGGGGGTTGGTCATGTCAGACGGGGTGAATTTGGAGGAGCCAGCCGGAGTCGGGGCCGTCGATGAGCCAGCGCGGGAGCCAGTTCTTGCGGGAGTATGCGATGCCGGCGCCGCCTTTGTTGCTCACGTAGCCACCTTTTACGAGGTCGGCCTCGCCGTTGGGGTCGTTCTGGATGAAGTGCGTGGGGGTGAAGCCGGTGACGACGCTCCAATGGCCGGAGCCGTTTGGGGCGGAGACGGGACCGCGGTGGAGCCAGCCGACTGGGGTGGGGCGGCCTTTTTCGAGTTGTTCCTCCAAGGTGGAGGCGGTGGCATCTTGGATGAAGGTGGCGGCGAGGCCCAGGGAGCGGAGAGCGCTGAGTTGTGCTGATACGTCTGTGCTGTCGCCGTACTTGCGGCGGATGACGTTGTAGGCGTCGTCGTTGCCGATCTTGCCCCAGTAGCGGGCGACCATGGCGCAGCTGGAGCTGAAGCACTCGCGGTAGCCGGTGCCGCTTTTGTTGTCGAGTTGGTACTCGTAGGGGACTTTGAGGGTGCAGGTGCCAGCGGTTTCGGGTTTGACCGCGTGCTGATCCATCAGTTTGATCAGCTTTTCGGGGTAGGTGGGGTCGGTGGCGTAGCCCTGCTTTTGCAGCATCCGGGCGGCGTCTTCGCGGGATGCGGCGTTATTGACGCCTTTGTAGGTTTTGAAGTCTTTGTACCAGTGGTCGACGAGGTAACAGACGCAGGTCTGGATGTCCGGGAAGTCGATGAAGGAGTCAGTGATGGTGACCCACTGGTTGTTGAGGAATTCTTGGGTTTTGGTGGCGGTGCCTTCGCCTTTGAGGCCGAAGAAGTTGTTGCGGCCCGAGGTTTTGGTGCCGTGGGCGGATTCCAGGGCCCATTGGGCGGCGACCAGTTCGGGGAATTTGGCGCCAGCGATGCGGGCGGCTTTGGTGATGCCGCTCCAGTCGTTGGTGATGGCCAGGATTTTGCCGCTCTGGCTCCAGGTTTTGAACCAGGGTTGGTTGCGGCTGAGGATGTTGGGGTCGGACTTGTGGATGGCTTCCTGGAGTTCTTGCAGGGCGGCCATCTGGTGGGGGAGGGCACGGTAGAACCGGCACAGATCCAGCAGACGGAGGGAGGAGGGGTTAGTCACGGCGCCAGGGGGCGTGGATGGATATCGGGCCGCCGAGCTTCTGGGACTCTCCGGTCTGCAGCTCGGGATCTAAGGGGTGGTCAACGGTCTGGGGCGATGCGGTGTTGGGTGGCTGGCTTTTGTGCCAGGTGGTTATTTCCGCGTCGACAGTGCTCTGGATATGACGATCCAGAGCACGTTCGTCAAAGCGGATCAGCGCTTTTTTGCCTTGAGGAGATTAAGGATTTGGAAAACAAGTTGGACGATGCTGTTGCTCTTGAGGGGGGACAGAGCGATCAGCTCGGAGGCGGCGGCGACCACGATCCAGAAGGCTGGATGCGACAGGAAGTCCATGAGATGTAGTAGGGGACTTTTCTGTGTAAGTCTAACTGTGGTGGCAAGCGTTTTAGCAATAACGCTGTTTCTGTCGCTACCGTTGGGGTAGCTGCTGCGCGGTGTGGATTACATCGACGAGCAAGACGGGTTTGTTCGTAAACGCGAGGCTAAGGCCAGGTTTCGAGAGCAGATATTGAAGGGCTGGGACTACAAATGCGCGTATTGCCGCGAGCCACTCGGTAAGTCGGGGACGCTGGATCACGTGCGTCCCAAGTCGAAAGGCGGTGAGACGGTGCCATCGAACTTGGTGGCGTGTTGCCTGTCGTGCAACACCCGGAAGAGTTCCACGGAATGGTCAGCGTGGTTTCGGATGCAGGAGTTCTGGGAGCCGCATGTGGAGGATGCGATCCAGTGGTGGTTGAGTCAGTGAGTTGACTGGTTTGGAGGGAGCCAGCCCATGGATTCGGCGTACATCATGGCCATCCACAAATCTTCGACATATCTACAGGATCCGCGGGTGCAGATGCGGTAGTAGATGCCGCCGTCGTCGCCGCGGATGGTGTCGAGGTGGAAACTTTGGCCCAGGTCTTCGGTAGCGATTACTGAGGACATGATGCGGGACGGGATTCCAGTACGGTGACTCGTTGTTCGACGCGGTTGAGGCGGCCGAAGGTTTCCTTGCGGTCCTCTTTGATGTCGTTGTGGAGCACTTCGAGTTGGGTGGCGATGTGTTCCACGGCAGCGGTGAGGCGGATTACGGCATCACGTGCTTCGTCGCTGCGGCGACTGAAACCCATCGCGCCCATAGCGGCCACGCTGATGGAGGCTCCAGCAACAGCAGCGAGGATCTCGATCATGGTTATAGCCTAGCGGCCTTGGCCCCGGCGGGGTTTCTTGCCGCGTCGCCGTGGTCGGCTGTTCTGGCCGTAGCCGATGCTGGTTGTCTTTGGTGGTCCGGGTTGGTGCTCGATCCGGGTGGCGCCGGTCTTGGCTTTGACGGCCATCAGAATCCGCTGCTGGTGCTGTTGTTGCTAAACAGCACGGTGTCGTCGCCTTGGGGGGCGGCGGGCTGCGGCGCGTAAGGATCAGCAGGCCACACGGGGTAGTTGGCGCCAGTGATGTAGGCAGCTAAGTCGTCGGTGTCAAGCGTGTCACGGATCACGCCCACCTTCACGCCGGTAGCCAGCCGGATGTCCTCACGCCAGGTCTTCAGCAGCGGGTCAGCAGCTTTGCCGTTGTCAGCCTCGCGGATGATGATCCAGTCCGTAGGGGCCAGCAGCGTGTTCGCGGTAGTGCGCGTTTGTGCCACCCACTGCTCGACTAGTTGCGCGTGGTCCTTGGGCAGTCCTGGTCCCCAGTAAAACCGTTGATCGTATGGCGCGGGGTCGGGCACCTCCGTGATGCCTGCCTCAGCACGCTCCTCAGGACTTGCCAGCCTGAGCCAGTTGGACGGGTGCTGGATGCCATTGACGTCGGTAAACGCCACGTCTGGGCTTAAGGGTTTGCCGTCGAGGAGGAACATTGCAGTCAGGTCCGTCCTAACAGTCTAGATCCAAGCCAGCACAAGGGGAAGCGACTACTTGTTTTTGTAAGGATTAAAAATTGCTTGCCAGATCGAACCAACAATTAAAAAACCTGCAAATAGCAAGACAGGAGAATAAATCGCTAAAACCGCAAGGGGAGGCGCATCCCCCAGAAGCTTTTTTGGCGCTTCGATTAAAATTGTTTGCATGGAAGTTGGAATGACTACTGGGCGTAACGGGCTAGAACTGCTTGGGCGTACTCCAGTGCAGCAGTGTTGAGTGCCACGCGAAAGATGCCGGGTTCGACTTTGCCTCCGGTTGCGTCAGAGCAGACCTTGGCCGCGTAGGAAAACTCATCCCGCATGGTCTCAGGCATCAGCTCCAGTAGCTCTTCATCCGTCGGCCCCAGCGGCTCGGGCTGGGCAAGGGCGGCTCGGGCTTCGGTCGCCAACGCATGAGTTTCGCGGCGATCATCCATCAGGAGCTGGCGGTAATGATCCAGCTCATCAGCCATGCGGGCGCACAGCGCTCGGAAGTCAGTCATCGAGTTGCTCCAGGGCGAGGCGGATGGTGGCAAGATCTTTCATCTGGTTACTGAAGAAATCGTTTGTTGATTCAATGCGTGTGAGCCCCTCCAACGCCTGTTTCTTCAAGCTCTGCGGCTTGGGGCGGCGGGCGGCGCGGAGTTTTTCCGAGCACCAAGGGCCACGGCGAACCAAAGCAATGCACGCCTCCAGCTCCTGATCACTCCCCCATTGAGCGGCGCAGTCAGCGATGAAATTGTCGCGGTTGACGCTTTGAAGATGCATCCACTCGGACGCCCACTGCTGCACCAGCTCTGGCGGCGGGGTGGTGGGGTGTTGGTTAGTCATCGAGTTGCTCCAGGGCGAGGCCAATGATCTGAACGGCTTCAGTTGTGTCCATCTGAGATGCAGTGGCATCATCCAAATGCTCTAGCGCAGCCAGCGCCTGCTCTTTTAGGCTCAGCGGTTTAGGGCGGCGGGTTTTGCGCAGGTCACGAGCCAAACTCTCGCCTTCGTGGAACTTAACGAACGCCACGCATTCCTCCAGCTCCTGGTCGGCGCCCCATTGGGCAGCTTTGGCGCAAACAGAGACGAACCAGCGCGGAGATGATTTGATTTCTTCTCCGTCTTCATAGCACCATTTGCTTACTAGCTCTAGCGGTGGCGCAAGGGGTTTCGGGTAGTCTTGGGTCATCGTCGATCCTCCAATCGGCGGTCACAGGGGCGGGCAGGTAGCACTGCGCCGCTCCACCACCTTACCACCGTGTCAAGCCGCCACAAAAGTCTTGTTCTCTAGTGGGGTCAGCGGGCGCGGGCGTAATTAAATGGCGCCTCAGCAAATGCTGCCCAAATTATCGTGTTTCCGTTGCCGTTAATACTGCTTCCGTTGTCACGCCACTTAAAACCGTTAGACGTAAAGTCAAGGCGCACACCGTTTGCAGCATTGATTTCCGCGTCGCTGGTGTTAGGAAGTAAGGTTAGCGACATTACGTTATAAGTATTTCGAGCAGAATCGTAGATTTCCCAAGCACCACTAACTGAGGTATTTTTTACGAGGATGAACCTCGGCCTAAACCCGGTATACACAAAAACGCCATCTGAGGATCCATTCCCGGTGTAGCTGCCGAAACTAGAGTACCCGACTACTGGGGCGAAACAGTAGGCCACGTATCTGTTCCCATTAGCGTTAGTTTGACCGGCAGGTGGTGAACTGTTCAGATAAAGAGTTGTCGAGTTTGGTGCAGTATTGTTGAAAAAGTTGGCAGACGTAATTGCCCCAAGGGTTTGGTTCAGGTAGATACCTTGAGTGGCTCCAAGAGATTGATGGTACACAAGCCAATCAAGACTCCCATCCCTGCTCTTATACAGAACCATTGCCGGGGCGACACCCAAGCCATGGCCCACCGTGGCGCCTTGGACGCCGTTACCCGTATAAGTAACAATCGAAAACCCAGCCGACGCGTTGGCCCTGACACTAGAAGTGATGGAGCCTTGTGTGTTCGTGACGGTGGAGCTGCCGGCGTCCCAGCACCAGCCCGCGTATGTTTGAGAGCTTGAGCTTAATACACCTGCAACAGTAAAGCCGTTTGATGTGAATGCCGTGAGCCTCCCAAGGCCGGTATATTCTGAATCAGTTGCCTGGCTGAATAAGTACTTATCAGCTCCACGTACCTGGTCCACCAAATGGTGGCTTGTCGATCCGGTTGATCTTTCTTTGACCCATACAAAATCTGGGCTGAAATCAGCCGTAATTGTCTGAGAGCTGCCGTTTCCTGTCCACAGTTTTACGTCAAAAACCGTGGAAGGCTTTGTGACTAATGGTGCGGGCAAGTTTGCCGTGCAGAGCGCCTTGAAGCCGCTGGGGGCCGTGTAGGCGAAGGGGCGTTGGCCGAAGTTGACCACGTAAGTCATCGTGCCTCCCGCAGACCCAGCCGCAAAGAAGTACGGACCACTGGTTAGACCCGAGAACGCCGTGCCTTGGCTTGCGCCGTTCTTGTAGAAAACCAACGTGCCATTGTCGGCGTCGAACGCGATCCCTATTACATCATTGGTAGTCCAAGAAGCTCCGTATGCGCTATTCGAAGCTCCCTCGTACTTGTTTCCGTTTGCACCAAAGTATGCGTACTGCGGATTATTTTGGCTGTTTGGTACGTCGCTATTCCTATTAAGGCCAACCATGCCATTGGTTGCGACCGTTTGTACAAACTCGCAATACCATTTGCCAGATGAGACACCAATAGTAGATTGCGCTACACAGCCAGGAAACGAGGAGGTATGGGCAAGCTGTAAATTGCCATCTGAAAGCGTTACGTATTGACCCTTGTTGAGCGGATTGAAAGTTGCGTAATTCCCCCGCACCTCACCCCCCACGCCCGTATCCGTCTGCGCCCCATTAGTGGGAACGTCTACGAGGGAGTCGTTGCCTGCACCAGCGGTAACACTCAGGTTGTTCGGCGTCCAGTTGTTGCCGTTGCCAGAAGTGTCCTTCCCTAATGTGGTCGCGGTGTTGCTGCTGTTGTCCGCGAACTCCAGGTGGAAGCCGTTGGTGCCGTAGCTGCCGGTGTATGCCTTTTCGACGAGCTGGCCGGTGGTGGCGTCTGTTTCGGTGAAGCTGCTGGGGGTCAGCGCTTGGCCGTCGATGAAGTAGATGTCGGCGAGGTAGCCGTTGAAGTAATCTGAAGAATTGAAAGCAAGGCGGCCTATATTATGAACAACATTGTTGTTTACTTCAAGGTCGACGCTTGATCCAGGGTAAGATGCCGTGCTCAGGGATTGCTCAAACCCGTTTATGTATAGTTTTACCCTGTTAGCAGATGTCCCCTGGGTAGTATCAACAGCTAAAACAATATGATACCAAGCACCTGTGTCCCTAAACACAGCGTTTGTGATTATCCTAAAATCATAGGAACTACCGTTAAATTGAAGCACTTCTATCGTGTTGTCACCGGAAAAAAACAAATCCAGATTTGGTCTTGTCGATGCTGCTCTAGTTGCACCAAATATATTTTGCCCTCCGCCCAACGCGCTCCGCTTCACCCACCCCGCCCAGGTCCACGTCTTGCGGTTGCCAGCAGATGCGGGGGTGCGGCTGAGGTACGCCGAGTCGGGTGCATTCAGGCGGATGCTCCTAGAGATGCTGTAGCCAGTGACCTGACCGGATGCGCCGATCAGCATGTTCTCGTGAAAGACTGACATCAGGCGAAGGCTTTGGTGAGTACAGCGTGGATGCTGCCGCTTGCGCGGACAATGTAGTCGATGCGATCCACGGCACTGGCCGCTGTGC